GTGCAATGTTTGATATCCGAAATACAAACTTTAGATGCCATTGCATTCATCCCCTATTACATCCCACGACTGGCTAAATTCTGCATCTCTAAAAAGCTCTGCAAGCCCTCCTATCTGTTTTAGCCTTAGAACTTCGTCTGCATCCATCCCAAGCTTCTTAGCAATCCAAGAATCAGACTTACCGATACGGTGCAACTCTGCAACTATATTGCTCATCAGGTCAACGTCATGAGATCCCCTGGCCCGGTTGTGTCGGATGGTAGAAGCCATCCTTTCTCCAATTTCCTTGTCAATTACGACCACTGGGAGGAGTCCTTTTTCTCTCTCGTAAATTCGTTTACTCGTTTTCAAGATTGAGTAACGATGGAAGCCGTCAACTACGATATAAACATCCTTCATAGAGTCGTAATAGGTAACTACAGGCTGAGTATATCCGTCTTCCCAGATTGAGAGCTCTAATAAGCGCATCTCGGGTGGCGGGACACGATTTGGGTTGTAATCATTCGCAATCACTTTTTCAACTGGTATAGCTCGAACTGCATAAACTGGGCTTATAAAGTCTGACATAATCACTCCTCAAATATCCTTATATTTTTCAATTAACATTTTCATTCTCTCTGACTGGTCCTTAGTCTGAGCAAAACTCAGCCCCTTGCACAAGTAATCATTCTTGAGAATACAGATGGCCATCCTGCGCCACGTAGGAGCCGCGCGTCTAGATTCTAATTCGTGGTCTACTGTGTCTGGTATTGATGAGTACCTCACTACTCTTTTGTTTTTGTTACCTCTAGTAGATAGCTCTGGCCTGATTTCGGCCTCTTCTGGTAAGAGTGGTAATAACTCATCGGGTACGCCAGATCCTTTCTCTTTCCAATGCTTGATGAACTTTCTAAATCTATCAATATAATTGAGTCTCATTTCATCTGGAAGTGACGCTAGTAGGAATTTAGTATAAGACTCCCAGGTGTGCCCCTTTGGAAGCTGCACATTCCTGTACCCTAATATCTTATTTCCAGCGTAGATATTGCCAAAATTCGCCCCAGAAACCCTATTAACTACTCTCGCCCAGGTTTCAGGCTCGATAACTCTAAACAGATTGAGCCCTATTCGCTGATCATCGCCGTATGGCTGGCAGATCCTCATATTAGAAAGGGGGACGCCTGCTTTGTAAAACATGTCATAGAGCCTGTTATAGTCCCATCCAAACTTACCATATGCAGTCCAGATGTCCTCTGTTTTCCAGTCGTAGATAGGATAAACATTGTAAATATCCTGGTCTGGAAACAGCCTGGTAGTCCATTGATTCCCATCTATAGTTTCCTTCGATTTAGATGCTATTGTCCTGTATCGGTTCAGACTCTCGTCTGATCTAATGCCTACAATTGTAGCCGTTTTTTCTCCATCAGCATACCATTTAGCAAACTCAGGTACAAACTCTTCAAATTCCATTCTATACTTCCAGAATGGAAAATACGATTGATCAGAGATTACTGCAGGATGTGATGGCATTTGTCTTATCCACTTGTCTTCATGCCCAGGTTCCCAGCAACACCAGAAAGGCTGATATACTGATACAGCATTCCTTAAGTTGAGGGGCAGGCAGACCCAGTAAGGTTCAATCAATTCAGCGTTGTCATTGAGTACGCGCTCAACATACTCAATAGTAAGTTTGTACTGCCCTTCGAGATCAATGAAGAGAACGCCAATTTTCTGATTACGTTTTTTTGCTTCTTGTAGTGCAAGCATCAGAGAAATGCCCGAATCCTTGCCTCCCGAGAATGAAACGCAGACCTTTTCAAAATTGTCAAAGATATATTCCATTCGCCTGCACGCGGCATGATACACGTTTTCATTTGAGTACAGCTTCATCCTTCATCTCCCTCCTTATAATAATTTTACCAAATCCTTTAATTTGGCTTTTTCATCTTTGACCGCGTCCACTTCTCTCTTAAAAGAGTCTGCGACGTTCTCTTTTCGAGAAATGGATTCCCATATCTTTTCATCGATTCCTGGTCCGATGATATCATAATATGTAACTTCGTGATCCTGGCCGAACCTATGACATCTATCTTCAGCCTGTAACCTCTCCGAATATTTGAAGGAATTTGAAAAGAAAATAACATGCCTAGCCTCGTTGAGTGTAAGGCCATGTCCACCGCATGACTGAGTTGAAATAAAAAATCTAGCATGTCCTCTAAATTTTTCAACCTCTTGTTGGCGGTCCTTTTGTGGGGTTGACCCTGTGAAAACTGCGACCGAATCAGGCCCATAACAGTTCCTGAGTTCTGAGACGATTCTATCTATATCGTATCGAAATTTAGCCCAGATAATTATTTTTTCGTCGTTTGGTAGTTGAGAAATGATATTGAAAAGCGATGGAAGCCTGTTATCAGGAAAAGTCAAAAACTTAAAAGCGTCTTCCTCGCTTAACTGCATATGATATTTGCATATTCTCCTATTCCAGAATCCACTCGCGATCTGCTGAAGAACTCCGAACAGTCTAAAAATTGTATATGGTTTGAAATCGTCTAAAACATCGATCAAGAGAAGAATTTCATCTTTTGCAGTCGCATAAGCTCTTTGTTGTTCTTCAGTCATCCTGAAATACTTAGTTTTATAATGCTTCCCTGGAAGATTTATACACTCTTCTTTTGTGACCTGATACACATAAGGGGCAATTTTTGCGGCCAACTGTTCAGTATTATGAGTTCTCACAATCATACCAGGATATTTTTCGGAGTATTCGAGGTGATTATTCGCGAATGTATACCATGATCTATACCCTAAGATTTGAGGAGAAAGAAATTTCATCTGAGAAAAGAGATCTTCAACTCCTTGACTTATAGGCGTACCTGTCAGGACAAAACGGTATTTAGCCTTTTCAGCCAGGAGGGTTATCCTTTCAGTTCGTTTAGCCCGATGTCCTTTTATATAAGAGCTTTCATCAAGAATTACAAATGTCTTATCCGTGATTAATTCTTTAGCTGCAAAAACTACACGGTTCGATGACGACATTGATTCTATCCCGATTATATACCATCTCATATTAGGTATGTTTCTTGACGTTGTTTTTTCATCAAAAACATAGATATCCTTGGCGTCAGTATGTTTCAGGATTTCTAAAAAAATAGTAGACTTTAAGGAGACCGGACAGAACCAAACAACTTTATCAATTTTATGCGCTCGTTGTTTAATTATTTCGATTGCTGTACGGGTCTTTCCAGTACCCATTTCCATGAAAAGGCCACCTACGCGAGTTGGCTTGAGCTTATTGACTGCTGCCTCCTGCCAGGGCATTAATTCAGTCATCGTCTCGAAGGCTTGCATGGATACCATCCTCTGTTTCATTTTCCTTTGCTTGTTCTGATGTAGGTAATTCTACTTCGCTCATATCTACAACGAGAGCCTCTTCTCTGGCTTTCTTTGCTCCAGCTATGAGCTCAATTGCTCCTTCGGATAGTTTGAAATCAAACTTATCTACAAGGTCTAGAATCGCCTCGTATTGGTATGAAGGTATTACAACGTTGGGACTAGACCATTTACTTCCTGCAATTGCTCTAGCTGCCTTGTATATTTCTTCATTTCCATATTCCCATGAAATGGAAAACCAGTCTTTGAATTTACCCTCTGATCTCTTAGCTATCCAGCGTTTTTGTTCAGGTTCGTACTCTTTATTAAGTACCTTCTCTTTGAGGGAGTCGTCAACGATGCAGACAATATATCCTGCTTTCAATAGTTTGATAGATATTTCGGTTGCTCGATCAAGCGGGGAGCCTGTAAATTTATTACATTTGCGTTCCCATCCTTCGCCGCCCCATCTGAAACCATGTGATTTTATTAGATCCTTGAAATCAGAATCTTTCTCAAAAAATGTTATTTTCACATAGTTTCCCAAAATGAGTATGTCTGCCACGGTTTCCGTGACAGGTTTAACCGGTCGAATAGTAGTTTGAGGCATGTTATGTCACTCCGGATATTTGCTAAGATACTCTTCGTATTTTGTGTATGCTGCTTCTTTCGGTGTTACCTGCTTGTATCCATTCTTTTCACAAACAATTGAGCCGTCGTTCTCGAGCGTTACATTGATTCCCTGTCTTTTGAGAGTTGGGAAAAGGAAATTTTCTAACCATTCTTTGTAGCTGAAAGGCATTTGTGTCAACCGTCCTACGTTCCGGTAGTATATACTAGTAGCCAATCGTATATATAGTTTATGGCTACAATGTTAAACATACTTAACTAACTCATATAAAATAAATTATTTTAATCTGTAAAATATTATATAGTTTATGTGCTAAATATCACATACTTAAAAAAATAAGGAGCCACTATCATAAAAATAAGAATCATCTCCCACCGTGAAGACATTCCCGAACTGCATCCAACCGAGCGCATCGTACATATCGCTTTCAGACCGTCAAATAAAGACATATTCCGCATCGTGGAAGCCTGCCCGAAGGTAGAAGCTATTCAGTTACCCGTTTCATACAAGAGAACGCTTTCGCAGTCCATCCAGCTATTCCTGAAAATGCAGAATGTAGCAGTTCTTGAGGGTAATGTCTGGGGGCATAGAAAAGACATTTGTGAGTATCGCCTTATCCCGCCTAGCCTCTTCGATGAGATTGAATCGATGCGTCAGAAGAGAGTAGACCAGGATAAGATTGTTCACGATGTCGGGGCTAAGTATCGGTTATCTCCTGGATTCGTTGAGTTTGTAATTAAGAAAGGAGTGACTACATGAGTGACTACATAATGCAACCTAAAAAGAACCCTGGGCTTGCAGCCGTTGCATCCTTCTTTTTTGCTGGGCTTGGACAGATCTACAATGGGGAAATTGGGAAGGGCATTCTCCTTATGGTGATACAGGTTATTAATGCCCTGCTGATGTTTGTCTTGATTGGGTTTGTTACATATCCGCTTGTGTGGGTTTACGGGATATGGGACGCTTATAAGAGTGCAGAAAAGTTTAATCAGTCGATTACTGACTGATTCTTTTATTTTTTTGTATTTGTTTATGCAAAACTATATATACAATGAATACTAATACTATGTACTGAGTTATAAGAGGTTGAGACAAATGGGATACAACTTTAAAATAAACCCTGAAATTGAAAAGATATGCGAACAAAAAGCAAAGGAAGAATACGAACTCGCCAAACAAATTCAGGCAAGGTGGCCTAATCAAAAAGTTGACCGCGATGTCATAATTCAAGCGGTTAAGGAAGAGATTTATCACAAAATGTTGATCGGCAAACCTGACAATATTAAACTGTCAGATTATGCAAAACCAGGGAATCCTGCCAAAAAAGCTTGGTACGAGCTAAGGCAGAAGTATGCAGAAGACGCAGTAAGAAAAGTAATTAAGTAATGAACGGGAATTAATCAAAATGCCCCGCCCAAAAATAAAAATTCCCCTTGAAGATATCAAGGGGTTAAAAACGCTTATCCGTGAAGGATTTACGCAGAACGAAATTGCCGAATATTACTCAAAACACGGTATTAAAGTAGATCAGGCGACCATAAGCCGCAGGATTCAAGAATTAAAAGCAAAATTGAAAAACGGGATGATAAATTTTAAGAGGTAAATAATATGGAAGACCCACTTTTTGATACAAGTGATG